CGATTGCGTTGTGTATGAAATCCTTCACACTGTTGAAGACGTTGGTAACTTTCTGCTTCAGCACATCCAGCTTGCCGCCTGTCAGCTTGTTGATGATGTCAAAGCCGAGCGTCATCTTTTCCTTGATCGCCTGCATGGTCGCAGCAGCGATACCCTTCAGACCGCCGCCGTGCTCATCATAGGCTTTCTTGATATTCGCCCACTTGTCCTTCAGTACGCTACCGATAGCATTCCCGACGGTTGTCACCGTCGTCTTAATACCGTTCCACAGGCCGTTGACCGCATTGCGGAACCATTCGCATTTGTTGTACAGCACAACAAAACCGGCTACAAGGGCGGTAATAGCCGCGATCACAGCCACTATGGGGTTTGCAGCGAGCACACCCCACAAAGCGGTCAATGCTGTCTTGACTGTGCTGATCATGCCTGTGATCTTGGGAGCCAGCGTCATTATGTTTCCGACTACTTTTACGACCTTCCCAGCGACCACAAGAACCGGTCCAACCGCTGCCGCGATACCGGCTGCTTTAATAATGGTCTGCTGGGCGAGGGGAGACAGGCCCTCCCACCAGCTGCGGATGTTGCTGACAGCCGTTTTCACTGTCTCGGCAACAGCCTTTATCATCGGCGCTGCGGCTTCGACAAGTTCCATGCCGACTATCTTCAGCTCGTTCAGAGCCAGCTTAAACTGGTCTATCGGGTCCATGGTATTCTCGAAGGTGCTGTCGATGCTGTTGCCGGCGTCCTGAACGGCGTTGGTGAAGTCATCAAAGGAAAGACGGCCTTCTCGGATGGCTTTCGTCATAGCGGGACCGGCCTTGCTGCCGAACAGCTCCGAAGCGATCTGCATGGCCTTGGTCTCGGACTTTGCGCCCTTGATCTTGCCCATGAGCTCATGCATGGCCTGGCCCATGGTCTTGCCGTCCTTGGTGGCGTTCTTCAGTGCAGTCTTTAAGCCAGACATCACGCTTGAAGCATCCACGCCGTTCTTGTTCAGATTGGCGAGGAAGCCAACAGCGGTATTGTACCCGAATCCCATCTCGCGCAGGGCGGTGGCATTGGCGGTCAGGTCACTGGTCAGCTTATCCATGCTGACGCCCGTGTCTTGCCCGGCCTTGTTCAGGATGTCCAGGAAATCGCCGGCGGCAGCGGTTCCAACATTCATCGCGGCCATTGCCGCCTGTACGTTGTCAATGCTGCTGGACACACTGGTGTCGTTCAGACTGGCAAACTTGATGAACTTTGCCGACAGGTCTTCCAGTTCCTGCCCGGTCAGTCCGAACCTGGTATTGACCTCGCCAATGGCTTCACCGGCGGTCTTGAAGTCCGTCGGAATGGATGTGGCCAGATTCTTGGCGCGATCCTCCATGTCCTGTAGAGCCGCGCCGCTGGCTCCGGTCTTTTTGACGATGATATCCAGACCCTCGTCGACCTCATTGAACGCAGCGACGGACGCAGCACCAACGGCGACGATCGGCCCGGTGACGTACTTCGTCAGGCCGGTTCCGACCGACTCGATTTTGCTACCCAGCTCCTTGACCTTCTCGCCGGCAGCTGCCACCTGCTGAGCAGCCACGCTGCCAAACTCCTTCATCTCGTTTGTCAGGCTCTTCAGACTCTGCTCAGTTTCGATGATCTCCCGCTGCAGCTCGTCATACTGCTCCTGCGACATCTTGCCGTCTGCCATGGCCTGGTTCGCCTGTTCCTGGGCGTCCTTAAGCGTCTGCAGCTTTTCCTTTGTGGCCTGAATGGAATCTCCGAGCAGCCTCTGCTTCTGCGTGAGCAGTTCGGTATTGCCCGGATCCAGCTTCAGCAGCCGATTCACATCCTTAAGCGATGCCTGCGTGCTCTTGAGCTTGGATTCGACGCCCTTCAGCGCAGACTGCAATTTTGTGGTATCGCCGCCGATCTCGATGGTGATGCCCTGTATCCTCCTCCGCGCCATAGACGCTCACCCCTTTAAAAAGTATCCATGTCGGCCTGTGTGGCGACACGCGCATATGCCTCCGGCGCTTCGTCGTTGCTTCGCTCGATGATCATATCAAACACAGTACCGATGGTAAGCATTTCAAGATCACCTATGTTAAGCCCAAGCTGTACGCAACGAAGTAAAAACAGCGCCGTCGTCAGTTGTCGGTCTGTTGCTGGTCCTTTTTTTTTGCTTCAGACATGCTCTCCAAATTCACACCCCAAAGCTCGATTAGGTGCGGCAGAATATGATAGATGCTGAACATCTCAAAGTTGTCCAGCCATGTCATAACGTCGTCCGGGATGTTCGGGTTTGCCTGTTTCGCCATCGTGAATGCGGCATTCTCGAAAAGCTCAAGGTCGAACGTGTCAAGCCCGCTCTGGGCTTCGTCCTGTCCCTGCATAGAAGCCATCAGATGGTCCATATCGGCGAAGATGTCCCGTTGAAACAGATTCCTGTATAGTCTCGGCGTTGCCGCGCTTGCCTGAAACGTCACCTGCACGCCGTCAATCTCGATTGTCTTGCGAACAGCCATGTTGCCCTCCTGATATCAAAAAATAGGGGAGACCCGGAAGTCTCCCCGTTTGGTCGTCAGTTACGTAGCCGTCCGATACACCGTGCTGAACCAGCTGTCGTAGGTCGTCGCGTCGGTGGCATCGCCGGTCTTGGCTTTTACCTCGCCGCCGCCAGGCAGTGCACGCGCCTTGATGTTGATCGTCTCGGTCTGCACTTCAACGCTGTCGGCCTTGGTGTTGCCGGCAACGTCGTTCTGCGTCGCCGTGCAGTTGTACAGCACATGGCGCACCGCATTGGCGTCGCCGGTGAACTCGAACAGCAGCGCGAAGTGACCAAGCACAGCATTGGAGCCTTCCTTCAACACGCCCTTGGCGTCCTTGGTCTCGCCAAAGGCAAACGTCCTGAAGCCGTCAGGGATCATCGCCAGCTCAAGCGTACCGTCATAGCCGGAATTGTTGCCCAGCTCGAAATAGACGCCATCATCGGCGTAGAACTCGTAGCTTTCGCCGACTCGGCTTACCGACAGGCTTACCGCGCCCGGCAGGTCCGTCACAGTGCCGAAGGTCGGCGTGTTACCTGAAAAGGTCACTTCTGCGTACTTGCAGTTTTTCAGACCGAACTTGACCTTATTCGGAGCCTTGTTGGAATCAGGCATTCTTTAACACCTCCGTGTCAGTTGTTTGTGCCGCTGTCACCAGGACCTGGCTCCGGCGATGGCTGTAGCGTCACCTCTGTGTTATAGGTCGTCTGGTACATCCGTTCGCTTTCGATCCACTCGCGTTCGCTTGTGTATGGCAACCCTGCGCCTGTCAGGGCGGATTCCACTCGCGATTCAAGCGTGAAGTCGATGTTGTCGGTGTACAATTCGATCACCAGCCGAATGATTGACTGGTAGTTGGTATCATCCGCGATGAAGTCATCGTGGGATGGGTAGAAGAAACAGATAAACGGTGGATTCCCTGGCGCTTCTGTTTCCTCAAAATGATCGTAGGCGTAGGGCAGGCCGATGCCAGCGATCATCGAAGCGATATCCTCGCATGTCATAGCTTGCTCACCACCTCTCGCTGAAAGGTCTCCACCAGTTCCTTCTCCACCGGCGCGATGTGCTCGCGGCCGGGCACATCGCCGAAGGTTCGGCCCGTGCCGTTGCGGCTGACGTGGCCGTGCTCCAGCAGGTGGGCAAGTTGATAGTGGTCTTTGTTGTAAATGACACTTGACCCCTTTATTACACGATGGGATGTACCGCTATTATCAACGGCCCATCCATTCGCATATTCACCGGTGCCATTTCTGAATACCTGGCGAGATTGGGAGCGAAGTGCCTGCGCACCTTTCTTGCCTATTTCAGCCGTAATTATGTTGACATTCTTCTCAACTTCCTCGGCATACTCGCTCAAAATGTCGGCGATCTCAGCATTCAGCTTGTCAATCGCAGTCTTACGCGCCACTGTTATCACCACCGGATTCAGTGTTGATGGTCTGTGGCGCGTTGCGCACTCCGGCCTCGCGCTGTACGTACAGCTCGATGTAGTCTGTGCCAGGCACATGATAGGTTCGATAGATGGCATAGCGGATGCCGTTATACTCACAGATGCTCTGGCCGCTGTATTCGCCAGAGAACACTCTGAATTGGTATTCCGGCTGCATCCCAGCTTGTCCACCAGAGAAGAACTCATTCCGATTCACGCTTGACACTTGCGCAAATACGTCTTTTGAGGTCTCGCTGCTGGTGCGCCATATGCCTTTCGCGTCCTGCTGCCGCGCCGGAGGTCCGATTAATTTCAGAATGGTATCAACCATCTGCCACCACCGCCTTTTCGGCAAAGACACGATTATTCAGCGCCAGGCGCAGCATCCGCGGCATCCCATCCATGTTGTCGCGCCTGCGCCACAGCCACGCCGCATACATGACGATCAGCTGCATGTCCATAGCGTCGGAGGCGTCCAGTGTGGACGCCCCCTCAGCTGTAATGGCCTTTTCGGCAGCGGTGAGCAGCTGGGTGAGCCGCGCATCATAGGCCGTGGTGGTCAGGATGCCCAAATCGGTCTTGAGCATCGTCAGCATGATTTCCTCCATCTGCTCACCCCGCGATCATTAGGTCTTCGGCACAGACACGACCACGCCAGCGGACACGATGCGGTTGTTGGCGTCCAGCTCCACGACGGTGATTTTCTTGCCAGCCGCAGCGGTGATCTGCGTGGTGCCGGAGGTCAGCGCGGTAAAGCCGGTGGCGGTGCCGCCCACCTCAACGGCGGGAGTGCCCAGCTTGTACTTCAGCACGGGATCGCTCTGCGCGATGGTGCCGCTGACGGTCAGCACGGTGTCGCCAGCAGCAGAACCAACGGCGGCGGTGACAATCAGATCGTTCATGTCAGCGTTGGCATAGTCCTTGGGGAAGCTCTTGGTGGTGGTGGGATCGGTGTTGTTGTAGTTCACAACAGTGAACGCCTTACCCGCCACGGGCAGGCCGTCATAACGAGCGGTGCCCTTGAACACGGTCTGGTCCTGGAGGAACAGCGGGATGTCGCTGTTGGCGAATTCGATGCCGGCACGCTCAGCCAGGAGGTAGTTGCCGCCGAAACCGCCGATGATCTCATAATCGGCGATCTCGTCATCCTCGAACTCGACCACGGTGCCGCCGATGATCGGCATCATGGTGGTGTTGGCCACCAGCGCAGCCTGGGCATTGAAGGCCAGCGCCTTCGCCATGATGTCCAGGTGGGTCTTGCGATTCATCACCCAGAACAGACCGTCAGAGCTGTACACGGGCTTGGCGATGCCCAGAGCAACGACCAGAGCCTCAAAGAACTCCGCGCCACGGGTGCTCTTGATGTTAAGCTTCTGGATGTAGGTGGAATGCAGATCAGTCCACGCGGGAGCGTTGGTGCCCCAGTCGGAGGGCTGGCTGGTCTGCGCCAGACGGGTCACGATGCCGGTGGGCTGCTTGGTGCCGGTGCCGAACAGGATGGCCTTGTCCAGAGCCTTGGCGATAGCACCGCCGATGGCGGTCACGATCTCGGACGCCAGCGCGACGTCGGAATCCTCCAGCAGCGCATTGCACACAGCGATGTAGCCGCCAACCTTGTAGCCGTCAACCTCGACCTGATTGAAGGTCAGGGCCAGCTCGTTCAGATTGGCGCACATCTCAGTCCAGACGGCCTCGGGAATCGCGCCGGTGATGTTCTGACGGGCGGTTCCGGTCACGGGACGGACGTTAACGAAGGGCAGCAGGCGGGAATTCTGGGCGATCTCCTCGCGGATCAGCTCCAGCATCACATCAGGGATGGTCAGGCCGACATTGGTGATGGCCCTCTTCTCCTTGATGGCGGTGCGGACTTCGACAAGGTAATCCTTGACCTCGTCGCGGGTGACCATGTTGGCCAGCCGGTCACGGATGGTCATGGTGACGTTGGAATCGCGGTGCTTCATGTCCTTTTCATCCTTTCTTTCCTCTGCCGGCTTCTGCTCGGCAGGCGGGTTAGTGTCCTGGGCTTCCTCTTCGGCAGCAAGATCTTTTTCCAGGCCGGTGATCTCCTGCTCCAGATCGGCGATAGCCTTGTCATGATCGGCCTTTTCGGTGTCGAAATCATTGACCATGGCTTCGATCTCGGTGCGATGCTCCTCGGTCTCCACCTCGTCGATGGCCTGCTTCAGCTGGGCCTCGCGCTCGGAGAAGTCCTTGGCCTTGAGAGCTTCCAGCTCCTTCTTCTTGTTGTCGATCCGCTTTCGCAGCAGCAAGGTCTTAAGCATCTTTCAATGCCTCCTTCATCTTGGTTTTCCACGCCTCAAGATCCCTGGCCTTGATCTCATCGCGCTCGGCGCATCTCGCGGAGATATTGGTCTCTTTGTAGGCCGGGAAAGTGCATGCGGACACCTCGAACAAATTGACTTCCTTGAGCGTCCAGTGGACAGAGCCGTCAGGTCGTACTTCGGTTTCCTCGCTGACAATCTCGAATCCAAAGGAACACTGGTCAACGTCGCCGCGCTTCACGCGCTCATACAGGTTCATGGCATCGCCATCGTTCGGATTGATGGTGATGTCTCCCCAGAGACCGCGCTCGTCCTCTTTCAGCTCCAAGGTGTGAGCCTTGGTGCGTCCGAGAACCAAAGTCGTGTCGTGGTTGACCAGGGCGCGGATGTCACCGCCCAGCGTCCGAGAAAAAGCGCCGGGTGCAATACTCTCGGTAAGTCCAGGCGCGATTTCGTAAACATCAGAGAAGGTGGCGAAATAGCCGGAGATGTGCGGCACGTGCTCATCGCCATCTTCTCGCGTCTCAAATTTTGTTGCGACGCTTCGAAGCTGTCTTAGCTTTTCGTTCATCGTTCTTCTCCTTTCTCGCGGGACATTCTCCCGCCTGATCCGTGAGAATGCACCATCCCTTTCCGCTGCACCATCTCTGGTGAGCGCAAAGGTCGCCGGACATCTCACAGTTGATATACATTCGCTCATTGTAATGAGCGTGGGGACAAGTGAGTTTTGCGGGTTTCAATCAGCATACCTCCATAAATATCCGCCAGCATATAGGCGCTTTCCCTGACAAGTCAAACAAATATTTCCTTGGCTGATGCCAAGGAAACGAGCGGCTTTGTAGATCGACGGAAACTGCATCTGTTCGCCGCTATCCATCGAGGTCGCGATTACGGGCTTCGGCGTTGCGTTGTTCGGCATCAGCCCAGTGTTGAAAGCGTGGAACATATTATCTCCATGCGTCACCCATTCAAGGTTTTCGGCACGATTGTCCAGCTTGTTGCCGTTGATGTGGTTGACCTCATCTGAATCATCGTGTTTTTGGCAGAATGCATCAGCTATAAGCCGATGGACTGATCTGGTGAAGTGCTTCTCGCCAGAAACGAGAGTAACCTCCCGGTATCCAGCATTACCGATTTTGCCTTTCAAAGTATATCCGGTATTCAGATTCACAATCTCACCATCCGGCATAGCGCCGTAATCCGGGAATTCGTCAATCCTCTTACACTCCATCTCATTCACCATCCTGGATCAATTTCTTCTGTTTGCCGCTCATGTCATAAGGCAAATAGTTCTCAAGCACCTTAAACTCCTTTAGTCCCGCCGGAGACATATGCATGCGATCTCGCCATTCGTCGCCGCACACATAGCCGCGATCAGCACCGGCAAGCAGAATATCGCTGGTGCTCTTGAGGTCGTAATCCATCAAAGACCAGAAATTAAGCTGCAGATACCACTTGGGAGAGACGATCAGCGTTCTGGTCATTTCCTGCTGGATGCCCAGAGCAATGGCCCTGATTTTCGTCTGCACGAAGTTGTTCCATTCCACCTGGCTGTATTCTCCCACGCCCAGCAAGAAGGCGGGGACGCCCAGCACGGCGGCAACGGTGCGTTTGTCCAGCTCCACGGTATCCTTGATTGCGAGGTCGGCCAGCGTCAGGGGCCGCACCTGTTCCACCTGGAACTGCTCGGCAGGAATCAACCACGGCTCACCAGTCCGCTGGGGCTTGACGTAGCTCTGCAGCAGCTTCTCGCGCCCCTCCGGGCTGGCAAATTCCTCGGTCAGCGCGTCCACCTTGACGATGATCGACGGCTTCCATTCGGACGCCATAAAAGCGTTCTCGGTCTTCTGGGCCTGTTTCAGATTGTTGGCGATGTCCTTCAACAGCACCGTGACGCCGCGCCCCTTCCAGAGGTAGCGCGGATCAGGGTTATAGGTGAAGTGCATCACGCTCTCCGGGGAGCGGGGGACGCCGTCGATCTCGACGGAATATTCACGAAAGCTCCCAGGCTTCGGACGGAAGCTCACACGACTGGCCGCGATAGGCTCCATGCTCTGCAGAATGCCCTTGTGTGTGTGCGGA